CTCAAATATTGAAAAATCATTAAACATTTAAATGTTATGGCTAAAGAAAAAAGTATCACAGAGTTGAAGGATGAGAAGAAACAGCTTTCCACTCGTTCAAAAACGATTCTTGAAACTGCTAAAGGAGAAAAACGCCTGTTAACAACTGAGGAAAATGAAGAATTGGGAGCTAACCAGGTACGTATGGCAGAAATCAATCTTGAGATTGAGGAACACGAAGACATGAATCGCCGGCAAGGCCGTCGACACCAGCCGCAAGGAGGCAAATTCTCATTGCGTCGTGCTATTGCCAACATGGTGGACGGAAACCAGCAGAATGATGTGGATGCCGGTGTTATCGATGTGGCTACTACACTGCATAACCAGTCAGGTGCCCAGATGGCCGATAAACGTAGTATCGTAGTGCCGGTAAACATGGAAAACCGTGCAGCATTTACTGCTGCAACGGAAGCTGCTACAGGTGTTATTATTGACGAGGAACAACAGGAAATGTTGTTGCCGTTACAATCGGCACTGGTCCTGGCGCGTGCCGGTGCACGTTTCATGACTGGTCTGCAAGGCAACATTTACTGGCCGTCATTCTCCGGTGCGAATGTATTTTGGGAAGATGAAAACGCAGAAGCTAAGGATGGCGCCGGGAAATTCTCTAAAGGTAATGTGTTCAAACCACTACGATTGACTGCTTATGTCGACATTTCCAAACAGTTACTTGTGCAGGAGAATGCTTCTGTAGAAGCATATATCCGTCAGGCTATCGCTGTAGCCATCGCGCAGAAGATAGAGCAGACTGCTTTCAGCAAGAATACCGGTGTGGATAATACGCCTGACGGTATGTTCCACACCCTTGATGCAAATATCAAAGGTGATATGACATGGGCACAGATCGTTGCGATGGAAACTAACGCGGATACTCGGAATGCATTGTTCGGTAGCTTGTCTTACATTCTGCACCCGTCACTTGTTGGTAAGGCAAAAACGAAAGTTAAAGATGCATCCGGTGCCGGAGGCTTTATCTTTACAGGTAATGGCGATGGCCAATTGAATGGTTACAAAGCGCTGCGGACAAACAACCTGCCGAAAGAGCTTGGTGAAGGTGCTGATGAATTCGGTATTGTTTTTGGCAACTGGGCAGACTATTTCTTGGGACAGTGGGGCGGCATTGAATTGCTTGTAGATCCGTATACCCAAGCTCTGAATGGGACGGTAAGACTGATTACCAATTCTTACTGGAATATGGGATTCATCCGTAAGGAATCATTCTCTATTGCGTCTTTGAAGTAGTATGGCATACGTCGACTTAGAGTTGGTAAAGAAGCACTTGAATTTAGAATCATCCTTTACGGAGGATGATTCTTACCTTGAGTCTTTGATAGAGGCAGGTGAAGAGAATATTGCAAAGGATTTGTGCGTGACAATTGAAGAACTTGAAACTATAGGTGGCGGCTCTAAAATCCCCGCACCTCTCCGGCACGCTATTCTGCTTACAATCGGCACTTATTATAGCAACAGGGAAAGCGTATCCAGCGTCAGACTTCAGGAGCTTCCTCGGGGAGTTAAATATCTGACATCACTTTATCGAAACTTTAGCCTATGAGAGCCGGATTACTGAAAGAGACTTTGATTTTTGAGGCGTTGACAAAAGAGAAGACGCCATCAGGAGCCATTAGCAAGGAATACAAAGAAGTATTCAGGTGTAGGGCTTACCGAAAGAAACAGTCCATCATAACCGGGGATGAGAGTGCAAAGGAACAGTTTATCGGACAGATGACTGTGATGTTGGTTCGTAAATATCCTCAGATAACTTATAATTGTCGCGTAAAGTGGGCTGAATGTACCTGGGAAATAAAAATGATTGAACCTCGTGACAACGAACTTACTTTAACCCTTAAAAAGTTGAATACATGATACAGGCTTCAGTTATTGACAAAGATAGCATACTGTACTTAGTCCGTAATCTTGAGGATTTTGAAAAGGACAAGGCCATTAAGAGCGGACTTCGCTCAGCGGTCAATCTCTTTCGTGTAAAAGGCCGTAGAAATCTACGTGTTAGGTTGTTGCATCATGGAAAACAAACCAACCATCTTATGAACTCTTTTACCAATCGGGTAAAACGGAATAAGCTTGGTGCTTTGGCTGGTTTTGATCGTCCGGGAGGTAATCATTCACATCTGGTGGATAGAGGAACCAAACGACGTTATACGAAGTCCGGTGCTTATCGTGGTATTATGCCAGGTAACCAGTTTTGGACAGATGCAGAACATACAGAAGGTAACAGAGCCATGCAGGCCGTTTATGAGGGTACACAAAAGGCAGTTCAACGAATAAATTCTCGTAGATAATGGACATGTTCAAGATAACCACTGAGGTAAGAGCTCTTTTGCTGGATAACCCCAATATTGTTTCTCTTATAGAGGATAAGATTTTCCCTGTTATAGCCCCAGAAAGTACAGAAGGTGATTTTATCACTTATCAGCGTGACGGATATAAACAGGTATATACTAAGTATGGGGTTGCAGACCAGATCCCTTATGTAAATGTCGTAGCTGTATCGGATGATTATAATCGCAATCAAGAGCTTGCAGTTTTAATTTATGACACTTTATCCGGCGACTTTCGGAATCCGGATATACACATACAACTTGAAGACTCTACAGAGGACTTCATTGATGGCAAATTTATTCAAATTTTACAATTTTCAATTCAGCAGAAATAATTATGGCAGAAAAGAAATTAGATTCAAGCGTAGACATCCACAGGGGTGAACTTATGCTTTTTATCGGGGAAGATCCGATAGCATTCGGATCAAGTGCAGGACTGGATATCAGTACAGAAGAACTGGATATCTCTAATAAGATGATGGGTGACTGGGCCGGCTCTCTTGCCGGAAAGAAGAGTTTCACCATTTCCAGCGAATCTCTTTTGACGCGTAAAGAAGGCGCAATGAGTTTTGATACCTTGCTTGCGAAGCAGATAGCGGGTGATCCTTTGGACTTCTTCTTTGGCAGTGCGAAAGCCGCGGATCAAGATAACTTCGGTGGCACTTTCACCAAAGATACCGCACAAACAAATTATACGGGAAAAGTGATTATCACTTCTTTGTCCATCAAATCGGATAACGGGCAGATTGTTTCGGTGAGCGCGTCTTTTAAAGGTGTGGGAGCTTTGACCCCGATAGAACCGGTTGCAGCGTGACACTGAGAATTCGTTAACAAATGCATAAGGCGGTCCTATGATGGCCGCCTTTTTTAATATGAATGAATAATGGACTTGAGCATATTTATCTTTTGTGCAGGTGTTGCACTTTTAATTTTAGTTCTTATTGCTGTGTGCGATATGAGTGTGGAAGGTCATAAAAGACCTGCCCCGTCTCGCATTCCTTGCCCGCCAAAATTGATTATGGCACCGGGAATGAAATACCAACGTCTTACCATTAAGGCAATCATACGCTGGGAACAGCTACGGGAAAAATCCTTTTCGCTGATGGATTACACGGATAAAGAAGATATAGAATCTTTGCTTTATGTCATGTATATCACCAGCGATAAGTCCAGGTATACATTTGAAGTATTCCGGCAAGTGCTGGCAGACGAAAGGTTTATGAATGCCATGTCTTCCGATTTAGGAAAGATCATGGAAGTTGTGGCCCAATTTCAAAGAAAGATAACCACATCTGATGTCGGTAATTCCGAGGGTAGCCCTGAAAACATAGGTAAAATAGTTTCTACTTTGATAATGGCAGGACTGGACGCCCATTATGCATTGAACGAAATGGAATTATGCGATCTTCCTCTCTACTTGGAAGTATACGAACAAAAGAAAAAGGAGAAAATGGAAGAAAGCCGGATGTGGACCTATTTCACCATGTTACCTCACATCGATGCAAGGAAGATGAAAAACGGTGCCAGAGACCTAATTACTTTCCCATGGGAAGAAGAAGAGATGCGAAAAGAAGCCGAACGTGCCATCAAAGAAGATGCTGGCCGATTTGAAGAATTTATGAAAACTAAAAAAACAGACTATTATGGCAGGTAAATTATCATTCAGTATAGCGATCAATCTCTTAACTGAGCAATTCGAGAGAGGGGCAAATCAGGTAAAAGCCACATTCAAGGCATTGCAGATGCAGATATTGACATTTGTGGCCGCACTGGGCGCAGGTGGCATCGGTCTGAGTAATCTCGTCTCCCGCTTTGTGGATGTAGCGCGGGAAACCAACCGGGTTACTACAGCTTTGAAAAACGTATCAGGTGGACTTGCTAAATATGCGGACAATCAACGTTATTTGCTTGACATGGCAAAAAAGTACGGTTTGGAAATAAATGCTCTGACTGGGAATTTTGCAAAGTTCACTGCCGCCGCATCTGTTTCCGGCATGACAATGCAAGAACAGAAAAAGATTTTTGAGTCAGTATCTCGTGCTGTCACTGCATTCGGAATGAGTGCTGATGATAGTAATGGCGTGTTTCTGGCCTTGTCCCAGATGATGAGTAAGGGAAAAATCAGTTCTGAGGAATTACGCTTGCAGATGGGTGAAAGACTTCCCATCGCTTTACAGGCCATGGCCAAGGCTGCCGGAACTTCCGTTGCCGGTCTTGACAAACTTTTGAAACAGGGCAAACTAATGAGTAAAGATGTACTTCCAAAGTTTGCAGAGGCTTTAAATGAGATGATCCCTAACATCGATCTGGATAACCTCGAAACCTCCATAAATCGGCTTAAGAACACCTTCACGGAAGTAGTAAACAGTACAGGGGTACAAAGTACTTATAAATCTCTGGTCGATTGGCTGGCTAAGACAATTGCTTCAGCGGCTGAGAATACGGTCAATATTGTTATCGGTGCTTTGGCACTGATAACCGGTGCCATTGCTAACCATGCCGTAAAATGGTGGACAAGTATATCCTCTACCACGTCCATGATAGAGGCGAATGTCGCTAAAACCAATACTTTATTAGTGCAGGCAACCCAGCAACGTATTGCCGCAGAGGTGGCATTAGAACAGGCTAAGACACAATCTGTCATGGCTGAGGCTAACGCTCGTGTAGCACTTGATAAGGCGCTTCAAAAGGAGAAGATGGCGTCGGATCAGGTTGCCTATGCAGAGCAAAAGGCAGCAGACGCAAAGAAGATAGTTGAAGCACAGACAACTGCAAGGGCTATGTTAAAAGCCACAAGAGAACGTGTAGCCGCAGAAATAACATTAGAAGCTACGAAAGCCGAGGTTATTGCCGCTCAGAATGCCAGTCTACAAGCACAGACGTATAACGATGCTATTGCAGCACGGGAAAGGCTGGCTATAGCACAAAAGAATTTTGCCAGTGCAGAGAAAACGCTTGCCCAAAAAACAGCTAAAGAGGTTGC